GCAGCGGCTCCAGCACCGGCACCAAGAACTCCGGGAGCTGCACCGACAGGCCCAAGTGCGCCACCCACAGTCAAAGGCTTAGAAGCATATATGGCTGAGCAAGAGCGCTTAATGGGTCCAAATACAGTAGGTCAAGGACTTGAAGCTAAGATTGCCGAACGTCTAGCAGGTATGGATAAACGTGCGTCTCAAGATGAACGTGCTGCAATGCGTAGAGCGTTTGTTGAGTTTGGTACAAAACCTGCACCGGGCGGTATATTACAAGCTGCAACTAGTGCGGTTGGTACGTATGGCGAATCTAGTGATGCTGCTAAAAAAGTTAGAGAAAACATGGATCTCGAGCTTACTAAGATGCAAGCAGATATTAAAAAAGGTGAACGTGCTGAGAAGCGTGGTAACTTGGATGCTGCTGGTAAATCCTACGAGAACGCTGAGAATCGTCAGCTTAAAATTGCTGAAATGCAAAATCAACTTAAAGTGGCTGGTATGCAGGCTTCTAGGGCTAGTGAGTTTGAGCGTCAGTATGAGGCGTTTAAAGCTGATCCTAAACAGTTTGAGCAGTTTAAAAAATCACTTACATCTCAAGACGATACCTCTAGGCTTAATGCTTATGTTAAGGCAGACGAGTTTATTTCTAAGACATATCCAAACTTAGTATTTAGTAACAAGCCAGAAGATAAAGCTAAGCTAGAAAAATTACGAACCGATAAAGTTGCAGAGTACCTAGGCGCTGTTAGCAAAGGATCTTCAGCTACTCCAGCTGCTCCAGCCGTCCCACAACCTGGTCCTGATGGTACTATTAACATACCTGGAAAGGGTACATTCAAACAATTACCTAACGGCAACTTCGTAAAAGTCTAATAAATGGCTCGTGAATACACAGCAGAAGAGCTTGGATTAGCGTCTAAGCAGAAGGAATATACGCCTGAAGAGCTAGGATTAGACACGGGTAAAAAAGAATATACCGCTGCTGAACTCGGATTACCAGAGGCAGAGCCGACTAAAGATACTGGCATTATGAGCATGATAGGGCGAGGTGTTGCCCGTGGTGCCAAACAAACAGGTTCCGCTTTATTTGATGTATTACCAGCTATGGCTGCGTCTGCTGTCGGTGCAGATGAGTATGCCGCTAAGCAAATGGAAGAAGCAGCTCAAACCCAACGGGAAATTGAGCAAAAGTATGGTGCCCGCTACAAGTCCTTAGAGGATGTTAAGGGTATCGGCGACTACATCCCGTTTGCGCTAGAAACTATCTCAGAACAAGTACCTAATATTGCTACTGCTTTAGTACCAGGTGTTGGTGGTGGGGCCATAGCAGCTCGAACTGCTGCTGGTATGGCTGCTAAGGAAGCCGCTAAACGGGTGGCAGTTGGTCAAGCCTCCGGTGCATACTTAGGTTCTTACGCTCTAAACGCTCCTGAGATATTTCAGAACATATATCAAGAAACCGAAGGGCAAATGGAGCCAGGTGCTGCTCTCCTAGCTGGTTCAGTTTCTGCTGCATTAGACGCTGTATTACCTGCATACCTCCTTAACAAGCTAACCCCAGGTGTAAAAGCTGGTGTAGTCGAGCGCTTACTAGAAAAGTCGGGTATGCCATCCGATATGGCTAGAAAAGTTATTGGTGGTGCAGTTACAGGTGCAGCCGCAGAAGGTCCTACTGAAGCAGCCCAAGAAGCTATCAGTATTGCAGCAGAAAAGTTTGTACAGGAGAATGCGCCTGTCTGGGGTAGCAAAGAATTTAACCGTTTGATTGAGTCTGGCGTTCGTGGAGCTGTCGGCGGCGGTGGATTCGGTGCTATTAGTGGAGCAGGGCAATCTTTAATTAACCGCCCAAGAGAGCCAAAACCCGATACAGAATTTAAAGAAGCAGTTACTGAGGACTTTAGGGCTGGCTTTGAAGAAGCCAATGGTAGAGCGCCGACTAAAGAGGAAGAAGATACATTTGTTTCTAATGTAATAAAAGCACGTGATGCTGAGGAGACCGAAAGTGGATCCACTGGAATTGACACCCGAACTGATGAGTCAGGCGTTTCTGTACCTAGCGAGCCCGAAGTCCAAGCCGATGGAACTGCCGTTGGAACTGAAGGTATTGCCCCACGAGGCGTGGATGGAGATACTGGAGTTGCTGGAACACCTGCAGCTGGAGAAACAGTTGAGCCAAGTACATTAACAGACGAACAAATAGCTGAGAAAGCCGCTGAGTTTCAAGCGCAAAGAAAGGCTCTGCTAACCCCAACAGGCCGAGTGCCCATACCTACCTCCAAGAAGGGTAAAGAATACCAAGCATTGGTAGCCGCAGAAGAAGAATTTATTAAGACTGCAATGGCACAAAGAGGTGCGCCAGCTGAACAAGCAGCGCCGACAGTTGAGGCAGCTGCCGAGGTAAAGACCGAAGTACCTGAGTATGTAAAACAAGCTGAGGATTTAATATCCGCCGTTGATTCTGGTGGCGTGCCCTTGTCTACAGCAAAAGTAAATGCTATTGCTAGGGAGTTTGGTTTAGATGTATCTAAGAAAGCTAAGCCAGCTGAGACCATTGAGCGCATAAGAGAAGCATTGCAGCGCAGCAAAGCGCCGACAGTTGAGGCAGCTGCAGAACCAACAGCCGTAGAAGGGCCTACTACAACCCAAGAATATTTTGACACAAAAGGTAAGATTACTTCTAGATTAGATGAGCTCGAGGCAGACTACGAAAAGTTAAATGCTCAATATTACGACCTAGAAAGACAAGGTATTCTTGAGGGCGACAAGTATAAATATCAGGCCGAAAGAGATGCTTTAAAAGCAGATCTAGAAACAAACATTACAGAATCCGATGCACTAACTGCTCAACTTCAAAGCCTTAAGTTACCTACTGCACCAACAGCTGTAGAAGAAGCTGCACCTGCCGAACCGACAGTAGTAGAAGAAGCTGCACCTACCAAAAAAACTAAAGAAATGGTGCAGGGGGATACAGTATCCCCACCTAAGCCTAAGAAGGAAACCAAGGTCAAAAAGCAGGTTGATGACTTCATTGACGATTTTGATGACATTCCAGATCGCCTGTCCAGAGACGACCTTGACAACTTATTATCAGATTCAAAAGCTACTAAAAAAGGTAGCGCCAGCCCTAAAGCTAATCAGGTACCAGTAAACGACCCATTGTTTAAGTCGGCGCACCCTACCGTACTACGTGCAATTAGCAACAACGATGTTGATGGCGTGCTTAAAGCATTGCAAAATACTGCAGGTAATTTCTTAGCTTCTTTTGCCAAACGATTGTCGGGCTTAGGTTTAACTACCCAGCTAGGTTGGGATGATATGCACGTAGAGCTAGCTATGAAGAGCTTGTCTACGGTAGACGGACAAAAGAACCGCATCATAGAACGCATCCAGCAGGTATACCCAGAGGTGTATCGCAATAGGTTTGACGAATCTAAGATGCAGACCCCAGTTACTCAGTTGCTAACTGCGTTTAAAGATTTAAAAGACGGTAAGTTAGGCATCCCTGCAGGTATGTTTGCAGTGGATTTAGATGACGTAATAGAACAATACTCAAGCACTATAAATACGCTTAACGCCCCAGGTACATATTTTACGGAATACAACGCTATTGGGCTTAGCTTAGAAAATGGTGGCGGGTCAAACTACGTAGTTACGCATGAATTAGCTCACGCTGCTACACACTGGGCGATTAATAACCCAGGTAAGTTAAATGACAAACAACAAGATGCCCTTGGTAAACTAAAAGGGCTGTATGAATTTGCTAAATTGCACACTAAAGACCCAAGCCAGTATGGGTACAGAAACTTACATGAGTTTGTAGCGGAAGCATTTAGCCGACCAGAATTCCAAAAAGAACTACGCAAGATGAAGGCTGGGATGGAGACTGATATGTCTGCCTGGTCTAAGTTCATTCAGTTAGTTGCCCGCCTATTTGGTGTTGACAACGTGCTGTTCCATACCCTGGCTAATGCGGACATTCTATTCTCTGCAAATAGTGGCAACCCAACCAATACGCAAATGAACGCTTTGTGGTCTCCGTCTAGGTACGACGTCAAAGACGGTAAGTTTACGCTCAACCCTGGCGAAAGCATGGGGTTTATCAATAGCTTAATTAAAAACCGTACTAGCTGGGGCAGTGCCGACAAGGGCAACATTAAGAAGTTTTTTGGTAGCCTCAACAATCAATATCGGCGTTACCTATTAGGTGCACTGACCATTGACCAGATGGCTGATATTTACGGTGCCGACATGCCACAGCTTAAGCTGTACGCAAAAGAAGTTGATGCCATGATTGCCACTCGTAACGCTATTCTTACTGATGGTGATCCGATCATTACCTCTTGGAGCAACCTGCTTAACGACAACCCAGAAAAAGCTGAGCAGCTTGGTAAAGCCATGATTGAGGCAACCATTAAAAAGAATGACCCAGACCCTAAAGGTGCGGGACACAATACTAAAGAATACGCTACTGATGCTAGCCTTAAAAAGGCATGGACTGACCTGACTACAGGTAAAGATGGTGATACTGCAGTAAAAATTTACCGTGAGGTTAGGGACTTCTACGACCGTCGCATGCAAGAGTACGTTAAGGTTCAAGTAAAACGTATCGATGAATATGGTCAGGTCAAGGGTCTAACCAAAGAAGAAATAGCAGCTAAGCAGCTAGCGTTTAAGCGTGATACCGAAGAAAAGATTATTCGTCCATACTTCCCAATCAAGCGTTTTGGTGACTATTTCTTAATGGTAGGTAAGGGTAAGAACAAGATATTCATGCAGTTTGAAGATGCTTTTGCTCGTGACGCTGAGATGGAAGTGCAGAAAGCTAAGCTAATTAAACTTGGTATGACTGATGCTGAAGCACAAGGTCAGCTCTGGCCTGGTCAGGGCTTTAACGAAGTACTCAATGAAAAGTTAAGCGACGTCACCCAACTAAGCAAAATCAATACTTTAATTGACGAATCTACGGAAGCTATTCTAAAGAGCAAAGACCCTAAAGTTACTGCCGACCAAGTTGCTGCACTGCAAACCGAATTAAAAGATCAGTTCGGACAGTACTATTTAGAGCTGCTACCTTCGGAAAGTATTAAGAAGATGTTCTTGCACCGTGAGAACGTAGCCGGTCCTAGCCAAGATATGCTCCGTGCCTTTGGTCTATCCAGAGAGCGTATTGCATATCAGCGTGCTCGTTTCCAGCACATGCCTGACCTATTTAATATTGTAGAAGCAGCGAAGATTCGTTCTAAGAGCATGCCGACTACAGATGAAAAGTCTGTTTATGGCGACGTAGCTAACGAGTTAGCTAAGAACTTTAAGGGTGCAGTGCTAGAACCCCCTAAGCAAAACAAGCTAACTACATATCTAACGCACTTTGGTTTCCTAAACTTCTTGACCGCCCCAGCGTCGGCATTAGTAAACACAATGGCGATTCCAGTTATATATGGGCCAGTTGCTGGTGCAAAGTACGGGTACGCAAACGTCAATAAAGCCTTGGCAAAGTACATGCGCATGCTAGGTGGCACAGGTTACAAGAGCGAAACTACAGGTCGTATTGAGTTCTTATCCTTGGCACGTGCTAAGTTAGCTGAGCTTCCATTACTAGATAAAACCGGTAAACAAGTAATTAAAACCGATGCCGACGGCAATAAAATCCCAGTAACTATGGCTGACGTATACCAGTACGGGGTTAACCGCAACGTTATTGACACAACCCTTAGCCATGAGTCGGTTAGCATCGGCGAGCGCCCATCTATGGAGTACACCGGTAGGTGGCAGAAGTTTATGTATTACGCTAGCTTACCGTTCCATTCGGCTGAGAAGTTCAACCGTGAAGTAACCTTTATGTCGTCGTTTGACTTAGCGTATGAGAGCATGCTTAAAAAAGGTATGACAGGTGATAAAGCCTATGCTGCTGCATTAGAGGCTGCCCGTGATCTTACCCAAGAAACGATGTTTAATTACAACACTACCAATAAACCACGCTATTTCCGTGGCAACATAGCCAGCGTAGTGTTGCAGTTTAAGATGTACCCACAGCATATGTCGGTGCTTTTAGCCCGCACTTTCTACAAGAGCATTACTCAGAATGAGCAGCTTGAGCTCGACAGAATTAGAGAAGACCTAAAAACAGCACCCCCAGAAGTATTAGCTAAGGCATTAGAAGATAAGCAAGCTGAGCTAGCTGAGCTCAAGCGGGAAGCAACTAAGGCGTTCTGGGGCATGTTAGGCACTTCGTTCTTAACCGCTGGATTCACTGGTATGCCTCTGTGGTTCGTATTCTCAGGCGTAATGTCGGCGTTCCAAGCTGCTTTTGGTGAGGATGATGAGCCCTTTGATCCAGAGAACTGGTTCAAAAACTGGGCTGGACGTAACTTTGGTGGGTTCCTAGGCGACTCTATCTCTCGTGGTCTAGTATCTCAGGCTACAGGCATGAACTTTGCCGACCGTATGAACATGAACTTAACTGACATGTGGTTCCCTGATGTGCGTAAGAGCCAAGACGAAGTCGACTACATGCAGAATATGTTTATTAACCTGCTTGGACCTAGTGTTGGAGCATTGCTTGTTAACTACCCAGAGGCCCTTAAACGTTACAACGACGGTCACATAGAGCGTGCAATCGAGGGTATGATGCCTGCTGCCATTAAGAACGCTATGGCTGGTACACGGTATTTAGTTGAGGGTCAGGCTTTAACGCTCAAAGGTAACACGCTAGTCGAAGATATAACTGCACGGGAAGCGCTTTCACAGATGCTCGGCTTCTCCCCAGAGCGTGTAGCTCAAGCACAAAAATCTACCATTGAAGCAAAGAACGTTAACGAAGATATTAAGAGCCGCCGCACTGACCTGTTAAACGCATTCTTTATTGCAGTAGACGGTGGTGATGAGGATATGCTGCAACGGGTGCTTGATAAGATGGCTAAGTTCAATAGCTCCATACCTGAGTTTGCCATCAACGGAGAAACACTATCTAATTCCGTGATTAAACGATACCAAGATAGAGCTCTGGCAAACGTTACGGGTGGTATGGGGCTAGATAAGAAGTTAATCCCACGCTTAGAAAGCATGCTCGATTACGGCAGATAAAAAAACCCCGCTGTTTAGGCGGGGTTAAAGAGGATTCTAAAGGAAAGTAACCAAAACCGAATGGCTACGGTAGTAATAATACTACTTAATACGCCAAACCCGCAATCCCTGTATGCCCTTCTCGATAACGATCTGGGTTTTTACTTTGTACTTTAGTCGTTTAGTTGTGCGTAATATCTGCGTTAGGGCATGTTCCGTATCCAAGCAAGGTACAAAGAACGAAGACCCAATCACAAAATTACGCCAATTAACTTTGAAGCTCAGTCCGTGGATCAACATCAGATACGTTCTTAGCAGCTTCGATAATCGCCGTAGCCCCAAAGTGCGGGCTTTCCATGTCAAATACGTAGACATCGACAGGGCCGGATACGATCTTGGTGCCTTTGGCTAGGCGCTTCTTAACCAAACCTAGGTACGCTTTGTCTATTTCCAGCGTCTTAAGGGTTTCTTTAAGGGTAATCTGCTGCTCGGAACAATAGGCACGTAGCTGCTTAGCGTTAATAAACATCCTCTTAGTATCAGGCTCCATGCGGATATACAGGTTATTAAACTTAGGCTCAACCATTGGCAACTGCTCCATACCTGTTCGACCGTCGGCTTCACCATTAATAACTAATACAGCACCACGATGCTCGTTCATAAACTCGTTGATTACGCTGGCTGTACTGATTGCCGCAGGTGCTTTAATCTCATGGCGCATGACCTTAACTTCTTTAACTATCCAGTCAAATACCCGCTTGACGTCAAAGTTAATAATGCCTAGCTGCTTAGCAATGAGGGCTCCAGTAATGTTGCATGCAATGATCGCCGACCAGAAACGTTCTCTGCTTGTTAAGCCGATAGCCTTATCTAATTTCTGTTGTATTTGCATCACAGAATCTAGGGCTTCTTCTAGGTTGCCAACCAAGTACTGAGCGTACTCAACCCCAGCATGACCGTAGTTATCGTACAAACGGTTAAATATGGTGTCGGCTTCTTCTTTGGTCAGGTTGCCAGTCAGGTCAATGCGGTACTCCAAAAGGCGCATAAACTCACCATCAGGGGTAGCCTTTAACGAAGAGAGCTTATCGTAGAAGGAGGCGTTTGAACTACACAAGGCCATTGTGCCCCACTTAGTTACGTTGGCACGCTCAGCATTCTCATGCTGCTTCATGCGGTTCTTACCCCGACCCTGCGAAATACTATATGCCAAGTCAGAGAAGTGGTCTCCAGACAGCTTTGTAATCTCGTCAATCGTTACAGGCAGGTTGTTCATTACACCAAGCCGATGAACCATAGAGTTCATTGTGTCTTTCCACTGCAACATTAGCTCTTCTGGATGACCCCATACGCTGTTACACATCTTCAATACCGTCGACTTACCTGTACCTGACGTGTTGTTAATGAGGTTAATAATTGCACCCTTAAGGTTCAGGTGCTTGAGCAATGGCGCACCAAACGCAGTAAAGAAGCCAAATGCATGTGGTTCAAATCCTGGTTGATTGTAGATTTGTGCAGTCTTCTTCCATGCGTCGTAGTCACCTACAGGCTTTAGCCATTCTGATAATGACCCAGTAGCTGTGGATGGGGGGCTGTATGATACCTTGCCTGCTGATACTTCTTGCTCTCCGATAATAAACTTGCTGTCTTTGTCAGCCCAGCCGAATTGTGTGCGCATTATTTCTACCTCTGTTGAATGTTGTAAGTTCTTAGCCGACGATATGATATATGACATGATCGACTCCATTTGTTTCTTAGGCCCGTAAACCCCGTGGTATCCCAACGTATCCCGTAGCTTGTCAGTGGACATTACATCCGTTGCTGGCATGGAGAACTCCCGCATACCGTCTTTAGGTAAATGCAAACGCATCCAAATGGACTCACCCTTAGCTGGATCATGCAAGCGTTTAACAATATACAGGTCGTGCTCGTAAATGTTTACTGCATCTTTGCCACCGTCGTCGTCCCTGACCTCAATATAAACCCCACCATTTTTGCCCCTGAAATAGGGGAAAGGATACGATGGTATAACGAACGTCTCCACTTCACCAGTCTTCTTCTCATCAACGACTTGGTTATCTTCGGCAACAGCAATTTCGGATCCGAGTTGTATCGGCGAAGTAATCTTACCTCGACTCGGACATTCATTACAGCCTTGAGGGTTGAGCTTGGCAAAGGTTTCACACGTGTACGGCCCTTTTGTTTGATTGGCTTTTCGCTCAGTTGTGGTGGGGTCGTACTCCGGATGGTTACTTGATAGTTTGTGTATCGCTTCATCTTTGTCTACGCAGTGCGCTGCTATTGACAGCCCTGCTCTCCATAATGGTTCCTCGATTGTGTCTTGATTTACTGCAATATTCTCAAGCTGGGCACATCCTTTACCATTCATTGTCTTAATCATGATGGTTTTGAATCGGCTTATCTTGTTGCCCATCAACGCTTGGGTCATCTCATTAAGCTGACGTGGCATCCAGTCAGGTGCTATTAGCGTACCCAGTACTTGCTTGAGCTCCTCGTAAACCAACGGCTCTTGCATCTTCAGTATTTCTACTGGCAGCGGAGGTTCATCTTTAAAGTTAAGCGTCTCAGGTACACGCAGAATAGATGCGTTGTCGGCAGTGCGGGATGGGTCGCCTAAGAATGCGTGCTCTTCACATAATGCTTTTAAACGCTCAGCTACAGGTTTCCACTCAGCACGGCTAATGGTTCGGTCTAATAACCAGTAAGCATGAATACCACGACCAGAATTAACCACGCATGGCAATGGCATTCTGATAGCTTTGCAGAACTTCTTGAGTTCAGCTAGTCCTGTGGGTTGGTCTACGTAACCTTTACCCGTAGCAGCTTTATCAATGCCGCAGTCAATATCTAACCAAAATGACTTAATTAAGTCACCGTTCTTTTGTATACGACCTTGTGTTGGGTCTACATACTTAGCGCAAGCAAAATACACATCGTACTTAGCCTGTAAGAGCTCATCAATCTTTGTAGTTACATCTGCCAACGTTTGGTGAAACGTTTGTTTTGGTCGAGCTTCGCCCTGCACTAAGCCGACTATGCAGTAATACCCTTCCCCCTCGGGTGGGAGCACCGATTGTAATAAGTCAATAGTAGCCACGTTAGCCTTTAAGTAGCTGTTTTATTTTTTCGGCTTTATCTTTATGTGGTGTTGAGGCTCCAGTAAACCACTGATACACCGTCATCCTTGACACAGAAAAATACTCTGCAATCTCGGTGACGGGTATATCTTTGGCAATACTATATTTACCAAGCCGGACCCCAATATGCTTAGGATCAGCGGCTTGGATAGCTTCAACAAGACGAAAGCTATAACCCCTTAAACTCATGCTTCGTCGTCAGTAGACCAGTCGCCGAGTACTGCCTTAAGATCAGGCTTGGCTTTAGGGTCAGCTTTCTTTTCAGCACGTTTAGTTGGTTCAGCTACTTCTGCTTCAACTACAGCTTTAGCTACTGGCTCTGCTGCTGGGGCTGCTAGCTTTTTAATACCATCGGCTTGAGCGACAGTCATGGTAATTGCATTCTTAGCAGCGGCAGTATCACCTTGCTTGACCGACAATTCCCACTCATGCTTCTCAAGGAAACGAACTGGACGGAAGAACAACTTACCAACTGTTGAGTCCTCGTCAAAGCGCATCTCAGTAACCAAGCTATTTAAGTTATAGCCTTGTGTGCCAACGTACTTAGCGTACTGGTTGAATGGCATATGGTCGAGGTCGCCGGGGTGTTTCATGTCATAGAACACCGACTTAGATTGCAATGTCATTTGATATACATCACCTTCCAAATCAGAAGCTAGTGCTACTGCAATACGGCGGTTCTTACGACAGGCTTTGGTTTCGCCTTGACCTGAGCCAGCGATGTCCTGTGGGCATCCGATACATGAATGCGACTGTGGCTCTTTAACTGTTGAGTCAGGCTTCTCACCGTCGTTAGACCAGCAATCAGGCGGAGCAGCATCCGCTTTGGGATCCCATGCCTTAGCATAGAACGTACGGGAAATATGCTTAGATGCGTTAACAATAACAACTTCGAGTTTGTCGGTATTGGTCTTGGAAATCTCCGCACCATTTACTTTTAACAGGAACTTATTATTACCAAGCGCAATACGCTTAGTTGCATTATTGCCACCTGACAGGGCTTTGGTTACATCATCGAGTTGAACTTCTTTGAGGTAATCAGGTAGTTGGTTGTTGAACATTGCGACGTTACTCATTTGCTTCTCCTTACGGTAATTGCGTATGCGCTATCCACATTTAAGCCAGCGGGATGCAAGTCTGGATTCTCCTCCAAAAACTGCTTCATATTGGATTGTTGAATTCTTCGTTCTAGTAACTGAGGGGCGTTATGCTCAAACATAAACTCGTAAAAGCGCTCCCAGTCATTAGTTGTATATCGGTTCTTTACTGTGCGAATGGCAGTGCCATGCTCAGTCTTGATGCTTGTAGCATTAGTAGCTTTGCACAGCTCAAGAATTTCTTGTTCTATTAAACTAAGTTGTTCCTGTAGCTCAGCTTCTTTAGCCTCAGCTTCTTTACGGATTTTGTCACGTGCATCTCTGATTTTGATGTAGACCGAGACTAACTTGTCTACGTCGGCGACGGGTTGTGCTACCACTTCGGTATCGGTTGTCATACATTTTCCTTTAAATAAAACGCAGGTCTATGCCTGTTGATTAATACTACGACTACATATTGACTGTGTCAAGTACTTTCTTTAACTTCTTGCTTGTACAAGTCAATTATTTTTGTGTGTACATCCAACTTATTTTGCAGTAATTGATACAGCCTTGTCTCTACGGGACTACCCTTAATGTGCACAATGGTCATAGCGTTCTTCTGCCCCTGACGGTCAATACGTGCATTGGCTTGCAGGTAAGTCTCTATAGATGTCACTGGAGAGTACCAAATGATAGTATCTGCAGCCGTTAGTGTGACACCGTGTGATGCTGCTTGAGGCTGGATGATAAGTACTTGTGGGTTAGTTTGTTCTTGGAACTGCTTAAATATTTCAGTCCGCTTGTTTACTGGGACGGCTCCGTTGATGATTTCGCAGGCAATACCTTCCCCTCTCAAATGCAATCTGAGCAACTCTATTGTATGCGTGAACGGAACAAACACAAGCACCTTATGGCTAGCTTCCTCAATTACTTCAGAAATAACACGAAGGCGATTGCTAACATCAAACTCAACGACAGCGCCAGTGTCGGAATAAACAGCCCCGCCACTAATTTGTAATAGCTTATTGAGGTTAACCGCTGCGTTGACGGTACTAACCTCTTCTCCCGCTGCCACCATAAGCATTTCTTTTTTGAGGAGCTTGTAGTATTTTTCTTGTTGGGGTGTGAGGGGGGCGTCTCTGAATACATGTGTTACCTCCGGTAGGTCTAAGCAATCTTCTTTTCTAAAGCGGATTGCGGGTTGTAGTGCGTTAAATACAGTTATATTTGAGTCTGGTTTTGCCATCCACTTGAACTTGCTTATGTTCACCATAGTTTGGTCACGGAACGACCCAAAGAACCTAGGCACATTCTGAGGTACTGTTAGCTTGGCTAAACCAAAAGCATCTGTAGGGCTTTGTGCTGCTGGAGTACCAGTCATCATCCACAACCATGTGCGTGGGGTCAGGATTTTGTTCATTGTTTTCCAGCGCTTTGTAGTAACCGTCTTGTAGGCATTAGCCTCATCAATAATGATTAGGTCAAAGTTGTTGCGTAATATGTCATCGGCAACTATCTCAACACCGTCATAGTTAATAACTACGAACTCGGCATCACTATCTATCACTGCTTTACGTTTGTTACGGTCGCCGTAGGCTACACCGACTTTGCGGTGCATCACAAACTTAAACAGGTCGGCTTGCCATGCTGATTGCATGATGGATAGGGGGCATACAATTAATGCCCTGAGTACCTTCTTTTGCTCCATGAGGTAGTCTGCTGCCCAAATAGCCGATGCAGTCTTACCTGTGCCCTGTTCGTTAAAACAGAATGCACGTTTGTTTAGGGTCAAGAAGTTAGCGGTATCTCGCTGGTGCTCCATAGGTTTAAAGAGTCCAGGCCACTTATAGCTCTTTTGGATGGGGGATGGTACGTTTTTTACTTTAAGTTGGTTTAAGGCTTGAGCTTCTTCTAAACCCCAATGCACAGCAACCTTGTGTAGGTCGCCATGCGATTCAATTAGCTTGCTCTTTGGTATGCACTCAGTTACTAGGTGTGGGCGCCGTGTAGTTATTACGAGCGCGTTGTTATTTAGTATTTCCATTTTTTGGTTTTGGCTTCGGTTTGGCTTTGTTTACTTTGACAGTATGGTCTGAGTTTCGGCTAAATGATCTGTTCTGACTAGGGGTTTCGATTCTTAAGTTCTTCTTGGTGTTAGTGCCACCTTTGGATAGCGGGACAATGTGCTCAATGTCTTTACCTTCACGAGCATCTGCTTTGCCGTTGCCGTTCTTATCGACCCCAGCTTTGTCCACTGCATAGCGTGCACGTTCACGAGCGTTTCTCGTTGGCTGTTCCCCCCGAGCTTTCTGCTGCTGATATTCTTTCTTGTACGGACGTGGTTTGTTCACATAGGGCATATCGTTGTTCCTCTTTACGGTAGAAATACACGGCTCCATCGCCTAATACTATGTATTTTGGCATGTTTTCCGGGTCAGTTCCAGTCAATAATTTAAGGGTTTCATCCATGTCGTCAGGTATATCTACCCAACCAGCAAAGGGGATTGGCTCGTTCATTTAGTCTGTTCCTTTCTAGCATATCTTGGTATGTTAATTCGCTCAAAACAGGCAGTGCATTTCCACCTGTTGGTTTTGCCTGCTTTAATCATCTTGCCGTAATCTGCTGGGCGCATGGTTTGGCAGCTGGTGCAGTACCGTTTTTCAGTCATGTAACTTCTCCTAGCAGCCGTTCATAGGTTAATTCGTTCTTATCCGCCTCAAACTCAACGCTCATGAGATACCGTGATTCATTGAAGTTGATTACCATGTGGGGTACTTGGTTATTAAATATGTAATAGCTGCCGAGGCGGTACTTAAGTTCTATAAAGCTATGAGTTGCGTCTGTTTTGCCCACTGAGAACAAGCAGTTACTCTTTGCATTATTAAGTAGCATGTTGATGCATACCCCCCGCCGAGTGTCTGTATGCCAGTCATAGGTTGTATGGGGGTCAAGCCTGAGAATACCTACTGCTAGCGGATACTTAGAGCCCATGCTCCGCAGTATTGGATCTGAGAACGCTAGATCAAACGGTACTTGTACAGAGTGAAAGTTAAAGTAAGGCTTCCACGTACCCGTAGTTGTAGCGAAGTCAAATAACTTATCAGCTATGGTCGACTGAACTGGCATCTCGTAAAAGGGTATCATCCCGTTTCGCCTTCCATTCTTAGCTGTGTCGAACCAACTAGCATCTGAACGCCTGTCACACTTTCAGCACTGTTGTAGAACACTTCATCAAATAAAGCGTAGAGTTCATCGTGGGCATCTATGAGTACTTGCTGGTCAAAAACAGCTACCTCTACCTCATACTTTATTTTTACTAATTTTGGTGTTTTCATGCTGTTGGCAACTGCCCGCTAAAGTTATATGTACCACTATGAGATAGCTTTGCCCAAGGTGCGGCGTAGACTTTAAAGCCAGCTTGCCGTGCAATCTTGCAGAAGTGGTAGTCCTCTGAAAGTAATCGATTGGATACTTCATCAATGCTGGTAGCAAAGTACTCATGAATAATCCGTTTAGCTGGGTTCTTATCCACAATTAGAATCATGTCATTAGTGTATGTTGGCACTTTGTCTTTGAGTGTTTCAAACACATCCCGTTTAATCAACATAAAGCCTGTGCCACCGTTGTCAATCTCCATCGGGGTATTTATATCCCCTTTAGTTTCTGCCGCACCACCTACTAGGTTTACTACAAACGACCCTGTGTAATTTGGTAGTTCTGTGTAGTCCACACCCTGTTTAACCGCCTCTGCTACTGTCTTCCAGTTGATTTCTTTTTTGGGGTACAGCCCACAGATAATGTCTTTGTCTGCATTAACCATACGCACAATATCTTCGGGGTTAAATGTAATGTCGGCATCAATAAACATTAGGTGCGTAGCATCTGTATCTAGGAAGTCATACGCTAGTGTGTTTCTAGCACGGGTAATTAAAGACTCATTCATCATGTAGCCGTAGTACATTTGAATCCCGTGCCGCATAAATTCTTGTACCGAATTGAGAAGCCCTACGGTATACCCGCCCACGCACAGACCGCCGTACATCGGGGTAGCTATGAATACTTTAGCGGGTTTCTTTGCTTCTATGTTCTCTGACATTTTATTTTCCTTTAGTAATTTCGTTCCAAACTTCAGTCAAAGGTTTTGCTTTAACCTCCCGCCATCCAATATGTACACAGGCATACATAATAAATAAGAAGAAGGTAAACATCACCGCAAATACCAACACTGCACAGGTAGCTAAAAACAGGGCGATTACATTGAGTATTGTTAGTATCAAAATAATGCTTCCTCAAATGTAGTTAAATCAATCGTCTTCTTCGGTAAGCGCAATAGGCGGAATGTCCACCCAAGGCGATTTTTTACCAGCATGCGAGCTTCTTCTTGTCTTGAGACCGTGCGCATCAACTCGTTTTGCTCGTCGTATATTAGGTATTGGCTCATATATCTTTAGCTTATTAAATGAGGGCACTGTTGGTGGTAGTAGTCGCAGCGCCTCATCTAACACCTCTAGAAGCAGTTTATAACCGTGCCGCATACTGTGCAGTTAGTTATCTTGCCATCTTTAACGATTGTGACGATCTCACACGGGCCGACTTGTGCATTCGCAAACGATACTACTAGAGCGCACAATACTGCTATTAGGTATTTCATTTCTTTCTCCTTGATTTAGCGGCAACAATGCCAACTTCTGTTTCGGGTTCTTCGTTTCTAGTGGCTAACATAGCGTCTGCCATACGCCAACATCTTTTTGCACTTGCCTCTTGAATATCTATGTCCCCATCCAACGCAATTCTTAGCATTGCAAACATCGCAAAGCAATCCCTTAAGTCCTTCTCGTTCATTTCAAATCACCTTTAAATATTCTGTCGGTAAAACCTTTTTCGTAGCCATTTATAAATGCCATCTGTACAAGCCACCTCCATTGCTGATATGTTTTATCGTTGGTATCTTGATACCACAGGGTCATAAAAGTTTTTTGCTCTTCTGTTTCATAACTTATATTTTTGTCTGGGTGCATGGCATCTACAAAGTCACGCCATCTGTTTGCCGCTTCTTTATATATACCCATTTCTGCTTCGTTCATCTGTAATTCCCCTTACCGTTATGTTCACAATCCATCACTGAACAGAACTTACGGCATGTGAAGTTCGGCTTAGCGTTCCATACACCACTCTCATGAGCAGCTTCGAGCTTATCTGTTTCTTGTATCCAGCTTAGCCACTTCTCAGGTGCTTCATATTTAGTAAAGTTAGCCTTTACAAAGTCATCGCAAACCAAGAACGCCAACCCTGTCTTAGCACGCTCGACTGTTGGGAAGTGCTTGAATACCGCCAGCGCCATCAGTTCTAACTGCTTGGTATCAGCGTACTGGGCGCTCTTGCCAGTCTTGTAGTCGATGATGTGGGCAACCTGATCGTTAATGATTAGCAAGTCGGCAATGCCCCGATACCATACGTTCTTGTCAAAGAACCCGCATGGGTCTAGGTCAACAGTCAAACCCATCTTATATTCGCAGTGCTTCGTACCCGGGATAGCGTTGAGAACATCTAATACTGGAGTAATGAATGCAAACTTCTCCGGTACGGGAACGTTCTTCCCGATGTAATCTTCGGCAGCTTTATGCACCATCTCACCGTAGGTAATCGCATCTGTCTTTGGCTCAACAATGTCCTTAGCTACACGGATATGGTAGTACTTGCGTGGGCATTGCTGAAACAAGCCAAGCCCTGAGTATGACCAAGTGATGCTCATTTGTTTAAACCTTCCGCAATTAAAAGTGTAGTTATTGCATCGGTGAGGGTCATATCTTCAGGTACTAAAAACAATGTGTGATTCCATTCAGGTCCGACATGAATACCATTATTATTACGCTTAGATATTTCTAATACCTTGCCGTTCATAGCTTTAAGGATACCAATACGTATATCCGATCTTGACTCAACAGTATCGCTACTAACAACATTATGTTGGCCTCTTATGTCGTGAGTAAAATCCCAACCCCACTTCATCATCTTTGACCATAGCCACCTAATCATTCTGTCTCCTCTATCTGTGTCCAAGTCCTAACTGCGCCAGTCATTAGGCGCATCTCGGTCTGTGCATTTAAACAATGCTCGTATGCCACTTGAAACTTGTTATTTACTAACGCATCATGCGCCAGCTTAATTTCTTTTAGTGCGTGTAAATACATTGGCGAATAATCAATCTTCATTTAATGTCCCATTTCTCAATAGCTTTTTTCTTACTACAATCACCGTAGGATTGACCTACTCCAAGTTCACATGCCAATGGAAGTTCTTGAGCCCACTTCGGTCTCCATTTCATGCACTCGTCAATATACAACATCGCAGCATCTCGGTCTTCTTCCTTGACCACAGCCATTACCGCATCATGTACTGTCAAGGCAACCCTGTAACGCTTAGCTATACGGAGCATCTGCTCACCGATAATGCAACGGGCTAACGCTTGGCAAAGGTTCTCAACAACCTTACCGCCATAAATCTTGATGCGACCCCGACGGCTTGCATACGAATACTGGTTCTCATCATCCTTTTGCAGGTCAGGATAGTTTAAGTAAAGGCCGCTAGGGAGTAAAAAACCATACTCCGTAAGGGTAAGTGCCTGCGGTTGATACCCAACTGGCGCAGTCTTTTTAGTTCGGAGCGCTTCAAGGGAACTATTAGCTTGTTTCCAAAGCAAGGGAATGTGTGGGTAGGTATCACGGTAGACTTGAACAATCCGAGCCGCCTCCGCATCAGGGATTTCCACCCCAAAAGTTCTGAGTTGTATCCCAAACTTGGTAGAGCCCAT